ACGAGCATCACCAAGTCGAGCGAGGGCCAAGTTGCAGATTTGAACGTCCGTCATTGAGGCAGGTACAGAGAGTTAAAAAGTGGGTGGCAGACATTGTCCCGGTCTGCCAGCGGGGTGCTTTTTTTAAGCTTCGTCGCAAGCGATCTCGACGACCTTCTTCTCTTCCATGCGGACAGCGGCGAGGCTGGCCACGGAGCGGATTTGAAGGGAGTGCGAGAGGTCCGTGCGGACGTCCATGTGAGTCTTCAGTCCACGCTCGGCCAAGATCACGCCCGACTTGACGTAGGCGTAGCAGGAACGAACGGTGGTTGTTTTTGGCAGGAGTTGGCTGCGGCGGAATTTGAATCCCATGAAGGTATTCAAAGCCCCGTCCACCAAAGCGCGAACGCTGTTGTAGTCTTGGCTTGTGACTTCAATCGTGCGGAGCAGGTCTTGAAGTTGTTTGGCCGAAACCACCATGATGCGCTCCTCTTCCTCGTCCACTTCGTTAGAATCAAAGAGGAACTTCGCGGCACGGAGCTTGGCGATAGTGAGTCCAAGGTTTACACCCCCGGCTCCGGATTCCACGAATTGAACGCCGACCTTCTGGCCTGCTGGCAATACGGTCGGCGTTGTGCCGGTCGTGCCTGTGTAGGCAGTTCCGCCGAGAGCGCCGATGATGATCGAGTCGCAGGTACGAGCGTATGCTTGAGCGTGCGATTGAATGATCGGGGATGTCGGAAGGACAACCTCACCGAGGAGTTGCTCATCCCACTCGTCTACGAGCTTGGCGCAGTCGTATTGTGTGGGGCGAATCCAACGCTTGGCCATTGCTTGATCGGAGATACGGGTGTCCTTAGAACGATCCGTAATTTGCGTCATGCTGGTTGCGTCGATTTGATTGTAGGATTTCTCCTTACCTTCGATTGAATCGATGGTGACGTATTCTTTCAGCTTGCTGTTCTTCTGCTGAACGAGGTGTTTCCAGTTACTGTCGAACTGGGTTGTGAAGTGATTTGGTACGTTCGTGAGAACGCCGTTTAAGTCGGCCATTTTATTCCTTTTGTTGAGTTGGGTTGGTATCAGTCGAAACTGATGGATGTTCTGCTCCCTTCGCTTCCGAGTGTCCCGTATGGGGTCAGCGGCGGCGGGTAATTAGGGAGCAGGCTCAACAAGGAGGTGTCTGCTCTGACGGATTTACGTTTCAGCCCGATTGAGTATCAGTCAAAACATATTTTCAGAAATGTTGCGGGGCCGGGAGTCGAACCCGGAACTCAAGGGTATGGGCCTTGCAAGATACCTTTTCTCCACCCCGCGAAATTGTCATCCCTGCTTGAGCAGGCCGGTCACCAGAGTCGCGGCCTCGCGGTCGCCCTCCATGTACCGCTTGTGCCAGCTATTGTCGGGATTGCTCATGATGTCCTTGGCGCGGGCCGAGCCGGTCATAAACTCTGAGCCACTCATCGAGCGTCCGACCTTGTCCTCGCTCATCATTTGAGCCATGCGAACGAATCCACGGACGACTTCGGGGTCCGCAAATCCCTGTGAGTTTGCATTGACTCCCGCGAGCTTCGCGGCCTGCTTTGCAAGTCCGATGTTCTTGTCAAACTCCCCTCCCCACTCCTTCTTGAGGGTGTTGACTGCCTCGACATGCTGCTTCTCAATCTGCGCCTGCATGCCCTGCATTTTGAAGTGCTCCATCTTCGCGTGCTCGGTCACTAGCGCCTTCATCGCCGAGGGCGGGATGTTGTGCTTGTGCGCGATCTCAGCGTAGTTTTTGACGTTGTTGTCATCCCATGTCATGCCCTCTGGGAGCGCATCGGGAGCGAACTTGTACTCTTCAATGGAATCGGGAACGCCGAGCGAACGACGAAATGCCGCGACCTCTTCGGGTGAGGATTTTTCATTCGGCACACCGAGCTTTTTTCCGATGAGCGCATTCGCATTCGCGAGCGCCTTAGCCATGTCGGGAACGCTCTTGTATTTGCTGAGAGTGTCCTTGTAGGCGGCGGAATCCTCCGGGAGGTTATTCGCCCACCCATCGGCAAATGTGCCGTCCGGGTTGACGTAGCCTTGGGTTGCGGTTGGTGTCTCCGTTGCGCTAGGCGCTTCGGCGTTGGTGTCGGCTCCTGTGTCGAGCAAACTCTGCTCGGAGGAGGTGTCGTCGGTGGTGTCTTCCATAAATTAGGTATCAGTCAAAACACCACTACTCTTCGGGGTGGTAACCGAGATGGGTCTCACGCCCGGCGTAGGTCGTTTTGAATTCCTCTGGGGCGTAGTCGCGAAGCCATTCGACTAGCGCGATGGTCTTGTCTCCAAGCATCGGGTCCATATCGGGGCGTGGTGGGATGTCTTGTTTCTTGCTCATTTTTTGATGACTTTGCGTTTGGGAGTTTCGATATCGCCATCACCGATGACGGGGCGGCGAAGCATGGTCTCGATGTGGATGAGAACGCCCCGCTGACCATCGCGGAGTGCGGCGACAACAGGGTTGAAATCGTAGCCGGGGAGGAAGACCTGCGAGTCGGTCGCGAACTGGTGCTTGATGTCAGCGATAACGAGTGCGCCATCCTTTGTATTGAATACGCGGTGGTAGGCGTTGGTGAGGCGCTGGCGCTCACGCTCGCGCTTGAGGGCGCTGGCTTTGTCTTCGGGGGCCATCATGCCATACCGGGGATCATTTGAGCGATGGCCGAGTCTTGCTTGATGCCACCGACCTTGCCGATGGCTGCGGCTTGACGTTCCATCTGCTCGGCCTGCGCTTGAGCTTGTGCGGCCTGCGCTCGTTGGGCGCGGGTTTGTGCGACCATTTCCTCGTCCATGAGCCAGCGGGCTGGCAGGCCATCATTGCGGGCCATGTCACGGGTGATCTCGTCAAAGTCAAAGTTGTCCAGCATCTCCGGGCGCAAATTTGCAAATGGCAGGAGCATCTCGCTGGTGCGGATGAAGGCGGCGTTCTCAAGCGACTTGATCGCAAGTGCGATGCGGCTGTTGTAGTTGACCTCTGGATCGGGAACCATGCCGGTCTGCTGGAAAGCCTCTGGTGGCGGCGGGAACTTGCCAGCGCGGGCAAGGATCGCGAATATCCGGCGCAGCATGGGATTGAATAGCTCGGTTGTGAGACGAGCAAAGGTCGGGGAAAATTGGATGAGCTTTTCGCTCGCACGCTCGGCGACTTCGCGAGCGGTCATCTGCTTCTGTAGTTGCGCGAACATCTGGAAGAGGTCCACATGGAACGCTTCGTTGATGGCCTTGCGCTTGCTCTCAGCCCGCTCGACGCCGATGTCGTAGCGCCCGCCTGTTCCCCACTCCTTCGGGGTGGCCTGCGGGTTGTTGGCGTCGAAATACGTCACGCCTCCCGCACGCAGGTCGATGTCGCCATCGAACCCAGCAGGGATGAGGATGCGCGGGAAGGCGTGAATCTCTGCCAAGCTATCGAGTTGCTTCTCCAAAAAATTGAGTTGCTTGCATTCGGGAAGCGCCGTCCATGAAGGGGAGTAGCCATAGCACTCGCTGTTCTTCCATTTCAAATAGCGGGTGACGAAGAAAGGTTGCTCATCAAAGCCCGATTTGAGGAAGACGTGCTTGGTCGCCTTCTCGACATAGACGCTGCCATAGGGTTTGTTTTCCGCATCCCGCTTGCCATCCTCAATCTCGCCGGGTCCGCGAGGAGATATGAGGTGGATGCAGGTGAATTTCTTGTTGGAGTTGGGGCGCTCCAAATCCTTCCGCATCGCCTCAGTGAGGTTCTCCACGCCGAACTTGAGCGCGGCTTGCCGAGCCGTGATCTCGTACTCGCGGGAGAGTGTATCGACATACCCTTCATCGTCCTCGCTGATCGCGAAGCTACCCATGTCGAGCTTGGTAAAATTGAGTGAGTTGTTCTTGCCGCCTTCGACCAAGATGGCAGCGGTTCCGAAGCATCCTCTGTCCAAATACAATTCGTGAATCTCAGTGTAGAAGTTCGATCTCGAAAGCTCGGCTTGCATGACCTCGGTACACCGCTTGAACCATTGCTCAACCTCGTCTTCGGACTCCATCGACTTTGGAGGTTCTAGGCTGAACCACCGGCTTTCGAGCGGGGTCATCCATGAGAGTTGACCATTGGCCAAGATCATGTTCGCCCTCACCGCAGTCGCATCAAATAACTGCGACTCATCATCCGTGGATGGCGATGTCGTCTGAGTGAACATCGAAGCTTTGCGCGGCATCACATATCGCGCGATGTCCTCCCAGAGCGATTCCCAAGTCGCACGCTGATGGACCAACTCAGCATGCCGCTGAATGACCTTGTCTGCGAGTTCGGGGTTGTTGCCGTTCATTTGGTATCAGTCAAAACTAGCCGAGAGTGGACTGCCTGCTGGGATCATAACCACCCATCTGATTGCTCTCCCCGGCAAGAATGCTTTTACGCATGCCTTTCTTTCTCATATTAGTTGGCGTTTGATTCGTTCCATCAACGTCTACCTGTGCTCCCGGAG